TATTATTTTCCCAATATAAATTATTTCACCTTATAATCCATTTTCATATTCTTTAACTCTTCTATAGAACGTATTTTTCTTAATTCCTAGTTGTTCCATAGCTTTAACTGCAGTTATTTCTCCAGCTTTCCATTTTTTATAAACAGGTTCAAAATTATCAACTTCTATTTTTTGTCTACCTTTATACTTTCCCTTTTGTTTGGCAATACTAATCCCCTCAGCTTGACGTTCAATTATTTTAGTCCTTTCAGTTTCAGCCATAGTAGCCAAAACCTCTATAAGAACATTATTAATCATCTTAAGCATTTCTTTGGCGATACCTTCTTCCATATTGCTTATATCAATGCAAGTTGTAGGGATATCTAGAATTACTGTTCTTATATTTTTAGATGCATAATACTGTAATTCTTCTTTTATCATTTGTTTATTTCTTCCGAATCTGTCCATTTCTTTAACTACGACAGTATCTCCTTCTCCTGCTACTCTTTTCATTATTTCATATTCTTTTCTATCGAAATTTTTTCCGCTAATTTTATCAGTAAACATTATTATATCTTTGTTGTATTCTTTTAATCCCTTTAGCTGTCTTGCAAGGTTTTGATCCTTAGCACTAACTCTTGCATATCCATAAACTTTACCCATTTGAAACACCTCAGTTTTTTAAAATATTATAGAAAATATGTACCTGAGCACCAACATATAAAGCCTTTTTTAAAATTAGGGTGGTGAGGGTACTTATTCTTATCATGCTTTAATTATACAAAAGTGTTTCAATGAAGTCAACGTTTTTTATGAAACGTTTCAAATATTTTTTTATTACTCTATTGAAACGCGAATCAATATACTTTTAATAGTTTCATTTAAGTATACTCTATTGAAACGAAATTTCTTTATTAACGTTTTTTATTAACGTTATAGAATTTAATCTATATATATCAATAGTTTACAGAACCATTTGAGTTGAACCTTGTCTAAGTTTTATTGTTTTTTGACTTTCATTTGTATTTTTTTAGTAATAACGTTGGTTAAACAGGTCTTTAATCCTTTAATATCAATGCATTGCGGGGTTTTTTTATTTTTTTTCTAAATCCGCCATAACATATAGGATTACTTATTTATTTTTTTGGTGCATATAATAGTAGGGATTTTTTATTTTATTAAAAATAAGTATATTACAACTAATTGCGGATTTTATAATTAAGCTACAATTTTCTTCCAGCTATTTTAGCTGCAGATTCTTTTACTTCATCTTCTAATCCTAAGTACCGTTTTGTTACTTCTATACTTGCATGTCCCAATGCTATTCTTACATATTCTAATTTATTCGTTTCCTCATAAAGTCTTCTTGCATATGTTTTTCTTAAGCTATGTCCAGTTATATTTTTTAAATTAATTTCTTGGTCATCTGCAACTCTTTTTAAAATATCTGAGTATGCTTTTGCACTAATATACATACTTCCGTTTCCCTTTTGCGATGGGAATGCATATTCAGATTTTTTCTTCCCTTTTATATATTTTTTTAAAACAGTTTCCAATTGCGGTACTATATCATGTTTACGCTTTTGAGGTATTTCTTTTTTAGATCTTGGATAATTCTTCATATGTGTTTTCCATGCATTATATTGTTTTTTTTCCTGGATTTCAAAATATCCATTAATTAATGCTTCTTTTATATCAGATATAGTTAAATCAACTATATCCTGCATTCTATAACCAGTTGCAATATCTAGTAAAAATAATGTTAAATTTCTTTCTGCCCATTCGCCACTAATTTCTTCTAATCTATATTTAAATCTATTGTAGTAGATTTCTGGAATAGGCTTAGAAGGCCTTTTCTTCATTTGTCCATCACTCTCACCTTCTTTCACTTTATTTTCTAATAACTACTACCTTTGTATTAAAGCTCCATGTTTTCTTTTGTAACTTCTTTGAGACATACATTCTTTTAAATTGTCCGAAGCTTGCTGCTTTCTTATATTCTTGCTATGACAGTAAGGACAAGAAATATATCTTCTTGTATTCATACTTTCTATGTCCTCTGTTAATAATACAAATTCACACTTGCATAATTTGCATATATAAGAAGTATATATATTCTCCAAATCCTCACCCCTTTTTATTTATAAAATAAAAAAGCACCTGGTTTTAATCCAAATGCTTTTTGAATATTTGATATTAATCTCATTATTTTTCCACTATAATCATAATAACACATTCTTAATGTATTTTTTACAATATATCTATAGTAATACTACAGCAATACTATAGTTCAGTTAAAAAAACTATAGGAATTAAGTTTTTTATAGTATCATCTTTGATTTGATAACATCTACTTTCACTTAAATAAGTTTTATTAGCAACTGTTGGCCAATTCACTTCACCTTGACCTTCTATATATCTTATTATTATTATTTCTCTTTCTTTTTCTGTAAGAGTTGATAAAGCATTATCTATTTTATTTATTATAAGTTCTTTAGATTCTAATGTTTTCTTTAGCTTTTCTATAATCTTTTCTTTCTGGATAACTTCATTTTCAACTACACTATTAAATTTATTAGTTGGACTTGATTTTTCTTCATAACTAATAGCTCCACTTTCTTTATAATTACTCTCTATATAGTGTATTTCTAAATATATATTATTTATCTCCTGTTTAATCCTCTTATAGTTATATAATATTCCTTCTAGTTTGCTATATAAGGTCTTATCTTTTTTCATCGTTTCTCCCCTTTGTAAATTTATAATTATTCTTTTGACCTAAACCTACTTATTTTTGTATATAATTATAAACATTTTTAATTATGACATTTACAGATCCATCTCCTATATTTTTAACTTCAAACCTTGAAGGATCATTGTAAGTATCTTCATCTATATATAAATCAATATTATTATCTATTTTTATTTTCATTTTTCTTATCTTTTTATCTACCCATTCTTTATCCACACATATTTTATCTTTTACTCCATGTTCAGCGATAAAGCCTTCATAATTTAATTTAACATCTTCATTTTCTCCAAACATTTCATTTGATACTTCTTTTATATCTATAGTATCTTTTTCTTTTAATACTTTGTTTACTTCTCTTATTATTTTTGCTGATATTTCTGCATTTTCATTTAAATTAAATTTAACCCACTTTTCTGTAGCTTGTACAAAATTCTTTGTAGAATCTCTTTCATTTTCTACTACGCTGCACCCTAAATATTTATTTATAAAATAATTAGATCCATATTCTTCACTACTTTTAGATTTACTTTGTTTATCTATAACCATTAAATTAAATTCTTGATTTTCTCTTATAGGTTTTATAAATGCACACTTTTGTATCTTCTTAGCACTTGCAGGTAATCCTGTACATTCTGGAACTATATCTATACCTACTTTATCATTCACCATATTAACTACATGAATATAATTTTTAATATAATCCATTTTTAATATAGCTAGCATTGGGCCATATTCTGTTGATATAGAAACTATCATTAAATCACATGAAGATATATTGTCATTACCTTTCATTAACACAAAGAATTGTCTAGCCAATTCTTTAGACACATCTAATAAATTATTTTGACCATTTAAATATTCCTGTGAAACTTCCTTTACAACACTTTTTTCTCCATTAAATTTTGCATATTTTAGTTCTTCATCTTTTAAACATTTTTCTATGTGCTTTAATATATATCTATAGGATTCATCATCTAACCTTAATTGATATTCATTTAATACTGGCTCCTCACTATTGTTATCCAAAATATGAACCACTGCCTCATTTATATTTACTTCTTTTATATATTCCATAACATTAACCCCTCTCTATTTTTTAAAATGGTATATCACCATCATCTACTGGAACTATTTCATCTCCAAAATCATTTTCAGAATCAATATTTTCTTCTTTTTTACCCCATTCAAGAAACTTAGTTTCTTCAGCTATAATTTCTGTTACATATCTCTTTGTACCATCTTTAGCCTCGTAATTTCTTGTTTGAATTCTTCCACTTACTGCTATTAGTCTACCTTTCTTTTGATGTGTAGCTATAGCCTCAGCTTGTTTACCCCAAATAACAACTGGAACAAAATCCGCTTCTTCTTGTCCTTCCTTTTTATATCTTCTCTGTACTGCTAAAATAATTCTACTTAATGCAGTACCATTACCTGGAGTAAACCTTAACTCTGGATCTGCTGTTAATCTCCCAATTAAAACAACTTTATTCATCTACCTACCGCCTTTCTTTCTTCTTGTTGTTCTTCCTGATTGAAGCCTGATTTTATATAATCTATTTCTATTTCTAACTCTTTTTTTATGTTTATTTTTAGGTCTAGCATCTGCCCAAATTTTATTTACCATATTTTTAAATGCTCTATCTAAAAGTTCATCTACATATGACATTTTGCATATCCCTCCTTGTATTACAGAACTAATATTGTAGTACAGTGTAGGTATAAATATATCTCTTACTATACCTATAGGTACTTAATAAAACATTTATTTAATTTTTACTTTAAACTTTTATCAATTACTCCAAACCAATTTAATTGATCTCCAAATTTTATTCTACCAGGTATTATTTTCACATTTATTCACCTTCCCTTAATTAAATTAAAGTAGTTGACTAAATCCATTAATGTATCTTTTATAGATTAAACTATTTTTAAATTTCTTCTTCTTATTTTAGCTTCAAGCTCTATATAATAATTTGACATTTCAAATTTATCACATTCAAATTTAACTCTATTCCTACTTAAACTTTCATTGTCCATTCCATAGTAGTAACATTCATCACAATTAAAGCAACTATTTCCTTCAACTTCTTTACATTCTTCATTACTTAAAAATGGATAAATTTCAACACTGTATTTACATTTATTACAACAACATCTATCACATATAGTTGCGTCATATATTTCATGTTTTTTTATAGTTTTTTCAATGGGTTTTAAAAATGAAAGTTGTTCATTCTTCAATTTATCACCTTCAAATTTTTCACTTTTAAACAAAAATTACTCTTGTAATACTAATATTGATGGTCTTGCTTTAACCCATTCTTCTGCCTGTTCTTTACTATCCCATTTTGATATTTCAAACAATTCTATTTCCTTATTTATTATTCTACCCACTGGAATTATTTCCCCATCATCTGTTTTAACATCAATTACCCATTTTTTAAATTCCCTATCAAACTTTGGTGTTGCCTCCATCATCTTTAAATTCCCCCTTTATTTCTAAACATTTCATGCTATTTATTTGAATCTGATGTATTGAAAAATTCATCGAAACATTCTTTGCAAATATCAATGGTGTTTTTATTTATTTTATTTTTCATTGTAATTTTGCTGTTATAAGATATTGTCTTATCGCACAAATCACACTTTATTTTTTTATCCAACTTTTTACCCTCTTTCTAAAATACAATTTTTTTGAATTGTAAATTACTTGGTTTCAACAAACACCCATCCATGTTTGTCATGAAAAGCTATTCCATGCCCCATACTTGTTGCCTGTTCACCTGTTAATTCAAACTCATAACTTTCTATGGCTTTTATTATTTCTTTTTTACTCCAATCAGCCCCAATAAGTGATATACTCCCATTTCTGAAAGTATGGATATAATCTTTATCTGGAAGCATTTTTAAAACTTCCTCTTTGGTTAAAATACATCTTTCACTATTGTCTGTTTTTGAATAAACCTCATTTACACCTTTTTCAAAATCTACACATCTTCCGGTATTATCTATACTAATCATTTTTCTATTCATATTCTTCATACAACTATCTTCAAAGTAATGTTTGCAATTACTATTTTCACAATGAATTAACATCTTATCTCCTCCAATATTTCAATTAAGAATTAATTATAAAATTCTTCAATTATATTTAACTGTTCTCTCATTTCTTTTATTAATTCTTTTACAGTATCTTTTTTATTTAATTCAGCATAAATTTCAATATTTTTTGCTAATAACTTTAAAGATTCAAAATCCTCTGTATATAACATTTATCTTCTTCTCTTTCTTATTTGTATTATTGAAAGTTATTTATAATATTTATTATAAAATTCTTCTAATTGATTTATTATTTGTATTAATTCTTTGCATTTACCAGGTTC